TCTTGTCCATCTGTGCGACGGACTGGGGAACTCACTTGGAGACGCTTGCTGAAAACTCCGTCACTGTCTTGGATCAATTCGACCTGACTGATTATCCTGTTGAGGAAACGATTGAAGTCAGCATCGATGGTGTTGTGACTTCTACGGGTTGGACATATAATGCTACCGATAACTCGGTCGTCTTTGATGAAAAAAGTATTCCAGAAGGTGGCTCGACAATCGAGATTGAGTATGTTATTATAGGTGACTGCGAGGAATGAAATGGCAGACCCCAACTATGTGGCTAAAGTAGAACAAGCCATTAGTGAGAAGTACGGCGAAGATACTATCCAGAATCCCAAAGGAAATTGGGACGATAATAAAGAGAAAGAATATCTTAAGCAGATGAAGGCTTTTTATGCCAAGACTCACAAAAATGATGAGTGGCAAGAAAAAATCGACATTAACGGCATTAAGATTTCAAAAAAACTATTTAACAGAGACTCAGTGCGAAATTGTCCGGTCTGCGGTAGTTTTGCAAAAAAGTCTCTCGATGACATTTACATTATCAAATACGAGTGTTGTAACACTTGTTATGTAAGGTATGTCGAGGGGCGAGAGGAACGTTGGAAAACAGGATGGCGACCAACAGCCCAGCAGCCACAAGAGGAACAAAGTTAATGGCAACAGTTTTAGAAATCGTGAGAGGTCTGTCCCAAGCGGCAGCAAATGCTTATGACGGTGCTATGGATCAAGATGGTAAAGCCATTGAAGTTGGTCTTATGCGGGAAAAAGGAAACCCCCTTATTGATAAGCGAGTGATGGACGGCTTTAATGTGAGATTCCAAGGCCCAGACATTATCATCTCTTATATGTCTGATGTTCAACTTAGAGAAGTTTATAAGGCTGGCTTTGAGACGGAGATGGAACAGCGCATTGCTGATATCGCAAAGTTCCTCAAGAAAGAATATAAAAAGGTCACTGGAGAATCCGTCTCCCTAAAGAAGAAGGGCGAAATTGATGTTCGTGTTGAGAGTTCCTCTCGTGTCCGCTCTTGGGTCACTGCCGTATGTCGCTATGAGGTTGGTGGCATGAAAGATGTCGTGGTGATGGAAGCAGGCGAAAATGTGGTGGATAAGCAATATAGAGATTTTTTAGCCCAAGGAGGCTTCAAGGGGAAGCGTCCCCAAAATGATACTCGCAAAAAGGAAACCAAGAAATGAAACTTACAAAAGCACGACTTAAGCAGATTATTAAAGAAGAGATTGAGGACATCGCTGCGGGCGAAGAACTCGGAACTACCGAGCCTGTGTTTGACACTTCTCCTGAAGGCAAACTTTTGAACTTGATTCGTGCGGGCGAAATCCTCTCCAAACAAGGCACTACGGCTGAAGAAATAGCCGCTGGATTAGGTGTCGCTGATGACGAGGAAGTGATAGAACTTATCAGGCAACTTATTACTCCCGGCGCAAGTTTAGCAAGCGTTGGGTATTAAACCCCGATGGCTTTTAAGCTCACAAAAGAACAAAAGATTAAGGAAATACTGAAGTGTGGTAAGGACCCCTCGTATTTCCTTAAAACGTATGCTCGTATCTCACACCCCGTTAAGGGGTTGATTTTATTTGATACTTTCGATTATCAGGACAAACTCCTTGATGACTTTAACGACTATCGTTTCAATGTCGTTCTTAAGGCTCGTCAGTTAGGCATCTCTACTATTGTCGCTGGCTATGTTGCGTGGTTAATGCTTTTCCACCGCGACAAAGCGGTTCTTGTTATGGCGACAAAGATTACAACAGCAGGCAACCTTACAAGAAAAGTTAAAGGCATTGTGAAGGCACTGCCTCCCTGGCTTCGAGATATTTCTCCCATTGAGGTTGATAATAGAACTTCTTTTGAGTTGGCTAACGGATCGTTTATTAAGTCCGCTGCCACTTCTGGGGATGCTGGACGGTCGGAGGCTTTGTCTCTTTTGATTCTGGACGAGGCTGCCCACATTGATGGCATGGATGAATTATGGATTGGTTTGTATTCCACACTGAGCACAGGTGGTCGTTGCATTGCCCTTTCCACGCCCAAGGGCGTCGGTAATTGGTTTCATAAAACTTGTGTAGACTCCCAAGCAGGGGTAAATAATTTTCACCTTACGAATCTTCCTTGGGATGTTCATCCCGAAAGAGACGAGGCTTGGTTCCGCAAAGAAACCAGAAACATGTCCAAGCGCCAAATTGCACAGGAATTGTTGTGCAGTTTTAATACATCTGGTGAAACTGTTATTGAGCCCGAGGATATGAATTGGCTTTTACAGCAATGCCAGGAGCCTAAATACCGTACAGGTTTTGATAGAAATTTTTGGATCTGGAAAGAGTGTGATCCCTCGTGTAATTATTTATTGGTTGCAGATGTGGCCCGAGGTGACGGCGAAGACTTCTCCACCTTTCATATTATCGAATTAGAAACTCTTGCAGTGGTGGGAGAATATCAAGGAAAACCGACTCTAGATATGTATGCGGGAATGCTTAATCAAGTGGGCCGAGAGTTTGGCAATGCTATGCTTGTAGTGGAAAATAATAATATTGGCTATAGTGTCCTTGACAAATTGGTTGAATACGCTTATCCTAATATTTACTATTCCATAAAGGCTACTCACCAATATGTTGAGCAGCATATAGCAGAAACTCGCACCAATAGTGTGGCTGGTTTTACGACGACGACGAAGACACGTCCGCTCATCATCGCAAAACTGGAGGAGTTTGTAAGAAACAAACTAATTAAGGTGTATTCTACGAGGCTTGTGAATGAATTAAAGACTTTTATTTGGAAGAACGGTAAGCCCCAAGCGATGAAAGGCTACAACGATGACCTCGTTATGGCGCTCGCAATCGCTTGTTGGGTCCGAGATACAGCCATTCAAGCAAACTCCCGAGAACTCAATTATCAAAAAGCGTTTGCAGATGCCATAATCACTTCCACCACAAGGCTAAATTCACAAATCAAGGGTCAAAAAGGATACGATAGAAATAACGATTTTATGGACAAAATGTCTGATGCCAAAAGAACTTATGATGAGTTTATGTGGATTATAAAGTGAGAAACTAAATGCCCCCCAACAACATAACCAAAGGAAAGAATCCAGTAAATACCCAAACGGGATTGTTCAAAGCACTGACCCGATTATTCTCTGGTCCGATTATCAATTACAGATCGCAGTCTGGACGTAAAATCAGGAGACAACATCTAGATAAGTTTTCCTCTCGGTTTAAATCTGCCTCTGGACAACAATTTAAGAAGGCTCTCTACAACCCTCTTGATATTCTAGCAACTAATGCGATTGCCAATCAACAGCGCGCCGAGCGCTATGTTGACTTCGACCAGATGGAGTACAGCCCCATCCTTGCCTCTGCTTTGGATATTTATGCAGATGAGATGACGACTTATTCTGACTTACGTCCCATGCTGAACATCAAATGCCCCAATGAAGAAATTAAAGCAGTTCTTCATATTTTATTTAATAATATTTTAAACATTAATAATAATTTATTTGGCTGGTGTCGGACGATGTGCAAGTACGGCGATTTCTTTTTGTATTTGGATATTGACGATAATTTTGGTATTAAGTCTGTTATTGCGTTGCCCTCATCGGAGATTGAGCGATTGGAGGGGCAAGACGCCACTAATCCCAATTACATTCAGTATCAGTGGAACTCTGCTGGGATGACTTTTGAAAATTGGCAGATTGCACATTTTAGAATTCTTGGTAATGACAAGTATGCTCCTTATGGAACTTCTGTCTTGGAGCCCGCCCGTCGCATTTGGCGCCAACTTACACTGATGGAAGATGCGATGATGGCTTATCGTGTTGTGCGTTCGTCCGAACGTCGCGTCTTTAAGATTGATGTGGGTGCTATTCCTCCACAAGATGTGGAGCAATATATGCAAAAGATCGTGACACAACTTAAGCGACACTCCTTAGTGGACCCCGACAATGGTCGAGTGGATTTACGCTATAACCCAATGAGCATCGAGGAGGATTATTTTATTCCTGTTCGTCCCGGTAGTGTGACTGATATTCAAAATCTTGCAGGCGGTACAAACACCACGCAGATTGATGATGTTAAGTACTTAAGAGATAAACTTTTTGCTGCGATCAAGATCCCCCAGGCTTACTTGACTATGGGAGAAGACGCCGCTGAAGATAAGGCCACCCTGGCGCAGAAGGACGTGCGCTTTGCTAGGACAGTTCAGAGACTTCAAAGAGTTGTTATTTCCGAACTCACAAAAATTGGAATTATTCACCTCTACACGCTTGGTTTCCGTAATGACGATTTGCTAAGTTTTTCTTTAAGTCTTAACAACCCCTCTAAGATCGCAGAACTTCAAGAGTTGGAGCACTGGAAGACAAAGTTTGATACTGCTGCTGGCGCTACTGAAGGTTACTTTAGTCGCCGTTGGGTTGCAGAGAACATCTTCAATATGTCTCACGAGGAATTCTTACGCAATCAGCGAGAGATGTTCTTTGACAAGAAGCACGATGCTTCGCTTCAACAGGCTGCTGAGGGTGAAGTTGCGGGCGGCGGAGGCTTGGAGGCTGATTTGGGTGGCGACCTTGGTGGTGACTTAGATTTGGATACAGGACCCATGGAAGCCGAGGCTACAGACATTGCCCCCGAATTGGGCGGCGGTGGTGAAGAGCCAGCGGGTGGAGGGGATGACTCTCCTCTCTTGGCGATTCCCCCTGGCTCTCGTAATGCTCCCACTTTAAAGCCGACCAAGAGAAAAGAAGGTTACCTAACCCCAGGCTCCAAAGGCAAGAGGCACATTCCCGATGCTTATGATAAGCGGGGTGCCGGTGCTAGACACACACACCAGTTATCTTTGGGTGGTCAATCTGTGGGCAAAAATACAAAGACAAACATCTTTCCAGGCGTTAAAGAATTAGGAACTCTCGCACGCGGAATAACCGAAGGTATTTACGAGAATGATCAGTCTACTTATAAAGTGAGAGAAAGACTTGAAGAGGAAAAACTCTTTGATGTGAATACCTCGGTGAGAAACCTTATTGAGGGATTAGAAAAGAAAAACACAATTATAGTGGAGAAAGTAGATGAAGAAGCGACATAATAAAAAAAGAAACATTGCTTTTGTTTACGAAGCACTTGTTCGCGAAGCAACGGTTGCTGTAATGCGAAAGGATGTGGGACGACGAGATAAAGTAGTAAACATTCTCAAAAAGCATTTCGGTCAGAATTCCCTGTTAAAAAGAGAATTGGATTGTTATCGTTCTCTTTATGAGAACCAGAGTTTGGACGAAACTACTTCCCAAAAGATTTTGGTAGAAGCGAGAATGCATCGAAGAGCCATTGATCCCAACGGATTGTTTAAGCAGAAGACTGAATTGATTAAAGATATTAATCAAGATCTAAGCCCTTCGGTCTTTAACAATTTTGTGCCCAATTACAAGTCGCTCGCTACCATCTCTCAAATTTTCTCTACAAAAACCTCTCCCAAAACTCGTGTAATGATGGAGCAGCAGGTGATAGCAGCAATGAGCCGCAAGCCCAACACAGAAGATACCCCAGAGATTGATAATGTAGTTTATCAATCTTTTGTTAAAAAGTTTAATGATAAATATGGCGGTGAACTTCTCGATGAGCAAAAAGCACTTCTCGCCCACTACATCTCCTCTTTCTCTGACAACGCCCTTCAACTTAAGATGTTTCTCAATGAAGAGATTGCACGTCTCAAGAGTGAGTTGGAGAAAGCGAAAAGCACCTCCGAGATTAAAGCCGATTCAGAAATGCTGGAAAAGACTGGCAGAGTAGTAGAAAGGTTAAATGGATTTGCTAAAGCAGAAATAAACGAACATTTATTGTTGACTGTTTTAAATACACAATCGCTTATTAAGGAAATTAACACCGATGCCAATCACGATTAGAATTGGCGACAAAGCCAACCAAGCCAAGGTTCAACTTGAACTCGACATTCGCAAGAGTTTGAATGGCGATCTTATGATCTTTGATCATGGGGACATTGATATTATCCTCTCCGCATCAAAGAATAAGATTGTGGCTTTTCCCAAGGATGTGTTGAGTGATGTGGTGTATGGGGCACAGAATCGTTTGTTTGCCCACTTAATGAAGAAGGGTA